TTCATAGTTTATAAACTCACCATCGAACTTGCTTTTATTATTCCACCACCTTTCTGCCCTAGCTGTCTTGTCGTGCTTGACGTATCGATTAGGCTTGCCATCTTCAAAAGTGTCAGGGTTCGCTTCCTCTAACTCAGCAAGTATCGCTTCGCGCTCCTGCTGGAATGTCATGTTACGCACAGCCATGTACATCTTCTGCTCACGCCTTGCCATGTTCTCGAGCATGTCTACAGCGTCCACCAAGTCAGAGAACTCATCAATGGTTAGAGTTTTATAATGCTGTTTAGAGTCAGAGTTTAATATCCATGCCGCGATGTCTGGAGCAACAGCCGACAGCTTACGAGCCTGGTCTTGAATGAAGTCACGCAGTGGTGGTCGCTCACCCATCTGAGCCTTGCTCACAGACTTCCTTAAGTCGAACCGCTCAAGCAACGCATTCAACTGCTCGAGGAAGTCACCTCGCATGTTCTTCTGTGCGCCCTTGCCAAGAAGTCTTTTGAACTTAGCCTGAGCCTTATCCACACTCTCGAGCATGGCTGTAGATTCTTTGACTAGGTGGTGGTTGAGCAACTCTCGTTGTTTTGCCGCAACCGCTCCCTCTGAGTCTCCCTTCTTCATCAGCAACAAAACTTCTTTTGCCGCCTTTGACTCTGCCGCCTCGTACATTTTTGGGCGAATGTCGCTGATCTTCTTTCCGCGAAGGATTGATTGTGCGGCTGTCTGTGCCGCCTTCTGCATCACTCGGTAGGGTTGGGTAGACTTCATCAAATGGCGCAGTTCTACAGCCATGAACTTCGCTCTAGCCTCGCTGTGCAACGCCTTTGTGACCGCATCTTCTATTGCTTTAGGGTCAGAGTATTCTGAATACTCTTCAAGCATTCTCTGATCTGTTCGCGCAGATATTTCATCCTTCAGTTTTCTGCTTGATAGAATCTCTCTGATCATTTGGTCGGCACTTTCAAAGCCATAAATCTGGGCGACTATCTCAGGATCAATTCCATCCCTGCCAACCATACCACCCTTGCCATACCCCAACCCTCTCAGGTCTGGAGCATCTTCGACACCCTCATACATATCCTTGAGCATCTGGCTACTGATCTTCTTAGGCTCAGTGTTCTCTGACTGCCCGATGTCACCGTACCGAACAAACTGCTGAACGGCATAAACCCTCTCAGACTTAACCTGCTTGGTAACCTCTTCCTTGACAAGCTTCCTTGCCGCACGACTTTTAGCCTGAATGCCTTTGATTACTTTAGACTTAGCATTCTCTAGCCACTGAATTTGTCGAGCCGTAGAACGAGCAAGCGAACTGTTGGCCGCATCGTTCTGCTCTTGTGCCATGACCTGGTACTCTTCCCATTCCTGATCATTCATTCCTGACTGTCCTTGTGTCTGGAATATTGGGACAGCCGAACGCACAAGTTGTGCCTGCTCAATCTGTTTCTCGCTGGCAAGCATTCTATCCATGACCTGACGAATCTCTCCAGTAAGCATGGGTAAATCTTTGCCGTTCTCTTTCTTGTATGCCGCATTCAATTCGTCACGAATGCTCTCGTACACCCTTCGCATCCAGGCAGAGAACTTATCAAACAGCGTCTGCATTTCAACGCTTGGACTCTTACCCTCAAAGGTATAAATCTCGTAGTTGTACGCGAACTGCTCATGGTACTGACGCTTCTGATCGAGGGTCATGTTGTTCCATGCCTCTATGCTCTCCACGCCCATCCAATCAAGAATGATATTAAAGTCTTTCTGGTACTTTGGTTCACCATTAGTTGCAAGATCAGCGTACACCTCTAAGAAGAAGTGCGATGCCTCATGAACGAATGTTGAGTAGTCTGATTGTTCGCCCAATGTGACAGTCATGGTTTCGGGATTGAAGCCACCTCTTGTCCCATCACCTGTTGCTTGAAACAGAGAAAAACCTTCGCTCTCAATCGATGCCTTTAACTCATCAGTTATTGGAACGACCCATACATCTTCAGGGTTGGTAGCGTTTCCATTCGACACCCTCTCAGGCTTTTGCTTGGTGAGTGACTCCACAATGCTTGGCATCTTTTTGTTGTACTGATTTTCAAACAGGGTGGTCGTGCCAGAACGCTCGTACCTCTTTTTAAGAATCTCACCAGACGACCACGAAAACGAATCTGCTCCAGACTCAACCGCATCAACCAACGCCTTCTTCAGAGACAAGCGTAGCCACGAGTCTCCTTTGAATGGAGCGTTTGGAACACCATCCTCTTCAGTAAGCTCTTGTCCAAATAAGTCTTGTACCCTTTCGTATTGAGCAATAATTTCAGGCAGGTTTTCTCTAGACTGAAGGTCTGAAATGATGGCATCAATCATTGTCCGTTCTGGACTACCAACTGAATACTGTTTAGCGACTAACGGCCACTTGTCCTGATCGGACTCAAAAACATCTCTAAGCCTTGCCTTTACTGTTTGATCGGCCATCCAGCCATTATTTATACCACGCGATTTATAATAATCAGAGTAGTAGTCGCTGTAATCAAAGTTTGATTCCCACTGCTCATAAGCCTCTTCATACTCTGCGTTAATCTCATCTAGATCACGACCTGTTTTATATCCTTCTTTGCGTCCCTGCTGATGCCAATCAGACTGCAACTCTTCTATAAAATATGCCTTTCCTTTTCCATCAATTTCCCGATCAGTGACACGCATAAAAGACAGCACGTTCCTCTGTAAAAAATGCTCAACATAATAAAAATCTTCTTCTATGGATGGAAGAGTTAACTGAATGTCTCGATAATCAGAATAGTCACCCTCCATGATCATATCCTCGTAACCCGAAAGCTCACCACCTTCTGAACGGTTTAAGTGGTTTGTCTCTACCTGAACACCGTTGTCTTTAATGAAGTCTACAACCTCTGTCCGAGTAAACCTCGCATCCTCATTTCCAGTAAGAAACTCTTCAAGACCTAACCATTCATACTCTTCTTTTTTTACTCCCGACTTAATTAGCTTGGCCCATACATCAGAGCCTCTAGCCTTCCCATCTGGATTCTTCTTGCTTACCTTGAAGCCAGGTATGTTCATTCCAGCAACGGCTCTCTCAACCGCACTGTAAAATTTGCCACCCTTAGATTGCTTGTAGATGTTTGGGTCTTTCGGATCAAACGCGCCACTGTTGTCTGTGGCAGACTTAACATTGGTGTTGTTGGCATCGAACACATGAACGTGTGTTGTACCTCGCTCCATGCCCATGCTTGAAAACTGAGCGTCTGCATCTTTCAAGATTATGCTGTCGTAGCCAAGCTCTTGAATTACTCGAGCAACAAAGTCGTTCGGGGCAAGGTTGCCCTCTTCGTCTGTGACATACGATTCATTAGAAGCGTTTCTCAGCATTGCCTCTAAAGTGTTTTGGTCTACCCCATCCCGAGCAAAATCGTAAATAGCTTGAATGATTCCATCTTCATCAACGTCATACTCAGCCGAGACTGTCTCTATGGCATCAAACAGTGGGTTGCCATCTTCCATCTGAAGGTCTTGGGCATCATATATTTCTTGAAGATAATCATCTTCGTTCGCCAAGACCTCTTCGACAGTTATGTCGTTATCTTCGGCAACCTGCTCGACAGCCTGCTCTTTAATTGCATCAAAGTCGAAAAACTCCATGAACGGAGAGTCAACACTGGATGGCTCTTCCAACCTAGACCTGCCACGAACAACGAACGGCTTGTTGGTTTTGACAAAGACTTCCATGACTTTGCTTTCGCCACCATCAAGCTCTTTGCCTGCCAATACTTTCGCTATTTCATAGGCGGCATCTGCGTTATCCATGTCTGCAACTTGTGCGCTGGCAATCCGTAACTCACCTGTGCTGTCATAGAGAGAGTCAACAACTTCCTGCCGACCCATTTCATCGAACTGCTCTTCAATAGACTGAGCAAGCTGTTCAGCCCTAGTATCAATCCGCAATGTTAGATCAGGGCCACGACCTGCATAGTTTTGCTCGGCATCGTACTCGCTTGATGTGAAGTAGTTGACCTTGCCAAAGTGACCCTCTAAGTTCCCTTTGACAGAGGTATCGAACGTATCAAACTCATGGGTCGTTGCGTGATAAACGCGCAGGACTGTAGGCTCATCACCCGAAAAGTCATGATCGTTTATTTCATCTGATTCAACTATCTCATCAGTGCCAGCCCACTCACGAAACTCGTTTGTTTCGGCTTGAGGTATTGCTTGCTGGTTGAATGAGCCTGATTGTGATGGGTCAAGGCTTGCCCACTCTGGTAATAGAGTGACCTTTTGGTCAGCGTAGATGGTATCTGATGCAGATGCGGTTCTGTTGAAACTTCCTTCTGGCCCATAGTTAACCCAACTATTTTGACCTCTCGTTTCTGATGTTAACGCTCGTCTTGCCAACGGAGAGAACATCGCAGAGTGCATCCTAAAAGCATTCTCTTCGCCAGAGGCGCGAAAACCAACACCCTCTTTCACATGCCCAAAATAATCATGCACAACGCGAAACACATCATTCGCAACCATAGGCTTGCCGTTAATGTCTTTGAATTGTGTAGAAGCAAGAAGTGGGTTGTCACTTATATCAACGTCACTACTGCCAAATCCATCCGTTGTCGCAAAAACCCACATGTGATTATTCTCTCGAACATCATCGATCATGCTTCTCGGGTTGCCTTCGTAGGGGTCGCCAATTTTGTCAAAATCAATAAACTCGACCTCAAGGCCAGAGTCTAAAATAGCCTCGTACTGAGCCAAAGTCTCTTCAATCAATGCTTGGTATGACTCAGCTACCTGTGGGTCTTGAGGGTTGTGCCTGGCTTGCTCGAAAGCCTGAGCAACCCGAGAAGCAAAAACAGGGTCTACGCTAACGTAATCACTTGGCGGCCTGTAATCAATACCTGCAGAACGCGCATATTTTCTTGCTACTTCTTCGGCAACATTGTAGTGGCTTGCTCTGTATTCACCGATTTTTCTTGGGAGTCCTCTGAGGCTTCCATCCTCTTCCCTTTGAGCGTTCTGCTCACTCTGCTTCGATAAAAGCCCATCGCTTCCTCGTACTCTGCTCTCGTCTTGTATCTGCCGCGCATTGGTGGTTTCAGCATTTTGTAACTCCATGTACACCACATCAGGTGTACCCATTTGTTTAGTCCAGTTGTCTGGACGATATTTTTCATCCCAGGAATCCCGAGCAACCTCTACAAAGCCATGCTTTTTATATTGCTCGGTTAAGAACCCTTCAAAAGCGTTTAACTTGGTAGCACCATTCTTGATGGCATCATCAACAATTATGCTCAGTGCCGAGGACATAGTTGAATCAGGGGACTTGAACACCCCAACAAGGTTTCCATCATCCTCTATCGCGTAGCCAGCCCTGCCCTCATCAAGCAAGAATGTACTCATGTCATTATATTCAGAGACTTCGTACTGAGCTACCGATGCACCGTTCTTATTTAGTTTTCTTGCCGAACTTAACGCGGCCTCAAACTCAGAACCAGTTGAATTGCCTTTCGCAATTCGCGGTACTGCCTGCTGATTTAACCTTCCTTCGTCTTGGACTTGTCCTTGGTTGTAGACTTCCTCTCCAATCGGAATATCTCGCTCCAATTCAGTTTGTGTAGACCGTCCTTCGGTTCTATCACTGACGATTTTTTTTGCCGCTTCTTCATAACTTATATCTGCCGTTTTTCGTGCGCCTAAATCACCATATAATCTCTTCTCATAATACCAGAGAATTGCCTGAATGTCCGCAATGCTAGTCTCATGTCCTTTTCTTGCTAGAGACTTGGCCGCCTTTTCGACAGCCTCCAACATAAACGATCTGTCGCCTGCATTGAATGGCGCATCTTCGATGTTCTCAAACGCCTGCTTGTATAGTGTGTTGGCTGACCGTTCTTCCTGAGTACCTTTTTTATAGCCTTTCTTTTTATAGGAATCGGCAAGCTCCACCGTTTTAGCCAATGCCTGATCATCGCTAATATCAGGCTCACCGATAAGCTCCTTGAATTTTGCTAAACCAATCTTTCTTCCTTTTGAGTCTACAGGGTTGTCTTGTGTCCCTGACACGCTCTGCAAAAGCAATCCGCGATAACGATTAAAGGTGCGCGACCACCATAAATCCATTGTAAGGTATCCGTTAGACCCCATTAGGTTTGCATAGAATGCTCCTAGTTTTGGGCCTAACTCTAATGCCGCTCTCGGCATGGTTACGTCAACTTTATAATCGCTCTTAAATTCTGTGCCATGCTCTCTAGCAATACGCTTTAACTCACCAACAGTCATCTCTTCCATGAGATATTCGTGTGTTTTTTGCGCCCCCATTTCATCGAACAGTGACTGTAGAACTTTAAGGTTCTTCTTTACGCTTGCATTCCTTCGTGTTCCTTTATCAGTTTCAAGCTTTCCAGACTCTCTGAAGTTTCTATAAATATCTTCAGCCATGACAAAGTTACCCATGACCTTCTGGCCATCACTGGTAACTGCGATAAGAGCAGTGAATGTGTCTCTAGCGGTTTTGTCGGTAGCTAACTCAGGAAACTCTACAGCGAAAGCGTCTAACGCCCTTTGGAATTTATCACTATACCAACCAGCACCAGACGACTCAGGGTTCTCTAACTCAAACAAAACTTCTTGAACCATCCAATCAGCAATCTTCCTTGATGCCTCTGGTGATCTGTCATCACGATCAATCTTGCCGTACTTCTCTCTTTGCCTGGTTTCAAGAGCGGCCGCGATGTCTCTGGTTTTATGGACCTCGTTTGGGTCAAGACCAAATCGTTTTAGAGTTTCTGTTCCTTTTCTTAGGCTTACAGATTGCGCCAAAATATTCGCACTGTCTGCAAAGTCAGGATCGAAGGCGGCATTGACTGAGCGGATTTGGGATGGGTCGAAGATTGCAACAGTGTCCATGACTCCATCAGAACTTTCGCTAATCATCATGGAGTCGTAACCTTTCGACTTTAAAAGATCAACCACTTCTTTGTTTTCAAAGTACAGGTATTGACCAGTTTCATAAGCGTAGCGCACAGAGCCATCATCAATAGATTCAAGGCTGTCATAGCCGAGCAATCGCACAATCTCGTCTAGAGTTTTTTTATCAACCGAGGGGTCGAATGTTTTTTCGGCTCTCATCAACAAAGGGTAAACAGTGCCATCAGCATCTTGCATTGCCTTAGTAAACTCTAGGCTCTTGCTCATCACCTCATCGTGGTACTCGTCTGTCCATTCCTCGTATGGTGTGCCGTTATTAACCTCGTCCTTATATGCTTGGTATTCTTTTTTAATCGCGTCTACGTTTGATGTGTCGCCCTGCCTTTCTCGATACTTCCCTTTGCCCAACCATTTATTTGCAAACTCTACGTTTGGTGTGACAAACACAAGGCCATCGTTGTAGCCTGGCACAAACTCACGGATGTCTTGCTTGGATGAGTGGTAAACAACCTTGTCTGGATTGAACCTTTGATCACGCGCTCTCTCCATCCGAGCCTCGTAGGACATATCGTAACCCTTCTCAGAGGCACGAACCCACTCTAGAGCCTCGCCTGCTACATTGCCTTCGTATCCCGATGTCTTTGCCTGGTTCAATACAGCAGTAACGTCATCGCCATTATTAAGATCAAACTCGCGCCTAATCTTAATTGGGTACTTGTCGTACATTTCCTGCGGAGTCTTGCCTGTCTCCCTTGCCTGCGTCACAAAGAAGTTGCTCATCAATGAGGCGTACTGGCGTGACACTGAATCAGAATAAACGCCTGTCGATTTGATCTGCTCGTACACAGATTTGCGAACTGCAGATGCACTCTGTTTGAATGCCTTGTTATCAGTCTGCTCCTTCTTCGCTTCTTCAAACCGCTCTTCAATTGATGGGCGCATGCTCTCAGCGATGTCCAATTCAGCAACAGATAAATCTGATTCACTAGCACGAATGTGAGGCATCAAGGCATCACCAATGTCTGTGCCTGCAACGCTACCTATCCAATCCTTCATGGGAAGTCTTAGGTCGCCTGATGTGCTGTCAGTCTCTTCTAACTGTTCTTTTAACTCAGGGTATTGCTCGATGATAAAGTCTCGATCAATGCCAGCATCATTCATGATCTGATTGAAAATCTCAGAGTCGATGTAAACGTCAGTCAGTGCGCCATCGGTTTGGTCTGCCATGTTCTGTGCAACACGCTCTGCGAAACTATTGAATGCTTCTGGTGATCTGTCGCGCAACTCTTGTGCCTTAACAGCATCACTTAGATTCTCAAACGCCTGCTGTGTCTTTCGTGCTTTCGCGTATCGGCCGCCACTGATAATGGTTTGGAATATGAAACCAACCGTTGCCGCGACACCACCCTCTTCAAAGGCTTGCTCGATGCCAATTTCACCATCAGGGTTTGTCATCAGAATATTGGTAACATCCCTGATAATTGACTCTGATGTTTCTTGTACAGCTTCAACTGCACCACTGCTCAATGTCGTGGCTATTACGTCATAAGCTTTATTTTTTAATCCAAGCTTTGCAGATGGGCCAAGGTGATACTTGGTAGCAAGAAACTCAGTCACCGCAATTATTGCACCACCAGCCAACATTTCAACTTCTGCGTAGTCGTGATCTAGATCGCCTGCCTCTTTGATCTTATCCTTCTGAATGTCGATGCCTTGACCCCACATCAATCCAGTAGCGGCCGTAGGGTTTATTGCGAATGTCACAGCCTGTGTTGATAGCTGTCCTAGACCAGAGACAACCTGGTCTGCGTAAGTCATCCTTTCAGGCACAATTGACTGACCAAACTCTTTGATTGTGTCTCCTATTTTCTGAAGAGGTTCAGCCGCAAATCCCAATATGCCGAACCCCACCATACCGCCAAACATTTTAGATTTCTTATAATTCTCGATGATTGGGTCTCGATCAACGTTTTCATCCTTCATGATCTGTAGGAACGTGCCAGTACCGCTCAACGAGCTACCTGCCGCAATTGCGATCGCAGAGTTAAACGCATCAGATTTATTACGCAACCAATCACCGCGATCAAACCAAGTCTTTGGGTCTAACTTTTTTGAGGCATCTTCAAGGAATGACAGGTTCTCAATCTGGTCGTGCGAGACTTTACCAAACTCGATGTCCTTTAACGATTCAGCTAGGGCGGGACTCTTGTATGCGAGAGAGTCGTAGTCTATCTCTTTCACACGCTCACGATTCTTTATATCATCGAGATTTCGCTCAACGGTATCGACAGGCAGGCCAGCCTTACCAGACAGGGACAATGTCTCTGCATATTGATCAGGGTTGGTTGTGACAGCTCTGTCTAGCGATGCCTTCCCTTTAGCACTTTCCTCTTGCTCCCAAGATTTATAAAGCTCTTCCCTAGTTTGGATTGGTTCAACATTGGTTGTGTTGCTTACTGCCTTTAAACCATTTGTTTGATCCTTTAGCTTCTCATCTTCCTCTACCTTCCATGAGTGTAGAAGCTCTGCATATTCATCACTCATTATAAGACACCAACGATGTAGCCAGCATTAAGATCGTTTAGTGCCGCATCTTTTTCTTTCTGCTCTTTGTCTTTTTTATCTTCTTGACGAAGATCGAGTTTCAATAATTGATCAATTCTTTCAGGTGTCACAGGGTAACCTGTAGCTTTAATTTCTTGTTCGTACTCCGCAAACTTAGCAGAGAATGTGGCAAATGCTTCCGTAGTGGTGGGCAGGTTATTGTTTCTTAAAATCTCCATGTAATAAGGCTCTTTGTTCATCGGCAAAGTCTCCATCCCAACATTGCCGTATGGAGTCTTAACGTAATAGTTATCAAGCTTATCAGGCTCAACCACACCTCTAGGAACTGCTGTAGAACCCCACCCACGCTCGTCATAAACAAAATCTATCTGCATGTCATCAAGTATCTGATTCAACTCACCAGTTGTAAGGTCTGTTGTTCTTCCCTCTCTTTTCTTGTACAGGTTTACCTTCTTCTCAAAAGCAAGCATGTAGTTTGATAAATTTTTCTTATCTTTCTCTTGTGGTGTTCCGTATGAATAAAGACCGACCTGCTGGAGTCTGGTTTTAACCCTCTCCTTCTCGTCTAAAAATTGTTCTGCCTCGATTGTCATTTTAGCTCTACCAACCATGTCTTCGCCAGAAGCTAGGTGCTGTGCATCAAGCTTGTTTCCGTACTTGTTTCTAAACTCTGATGGGGTCATTTTGTCCAACTCAGCTTGAGGCGTAGTCGTAAACTCTATCCACGCATCTTCGTCATGTGCAAACGCACCGTTCTCTATAAAAATCTTTGCGTCATCAAGCCTGCCTGTCTCTTTAAGAGCAGTCAGCATGTCTGTAGGCATGTCGCTCCAAAGCTTATCTTGGTTTTCAAATGCCCAATTCTGCATGTCTATCATTACCCCATCTTCAAACTCAGCTTCCTGCTGTTTGCGTCTTGTGCGGCCGTTGTCGATTCGATTAACCAGCATGTCGTAAGCATCGCTACTCACAACCCCATCGTCATACCACTTCTTCGCCTGATCCATCTGCGTCTTTTCATCAGCACCACTAATGACGTTGTACAGGTCGAGTGATTGCTTCTTGTCTCCACCTGTCTTAACGAGTTTAGCGATGACATCGTAAGACGCGCCATCAATCTCGCCACTCTCTAAAGCCTCATTGAGGTAGGCGTTTGCTTCAGGGATTCGTTCGTCTGTAACCATGTTCTGAACGATCTGTTTATGTAGCTCGGTGAGTGCGCCAACCTGTGCCGTTTTAACAGCCATGTTGTACTCTTGAGTACCAGGCACGAACCCTGCCATTTCAACCGACCCTCGAATCTCTTCAAGCATGGTCGCCTTGTATTTGTAATACTCGCCAGTGCCGTTGCCGTTGGTATCCTTATCGACCCAAGTTCCCCAATTAGCAATCGCGTCCTGCATTGCAGAATCAACACGAACAGCAGACTCAGCCGCCTTATAAACTTTAGCCTGCGACAAGGCATGCTTGTCCATCGAGTTAAGTGCGGCAGAAAGCCTCTGTCTAGATGTCTGTTCGTAAGCGTCCCTCTGTCTCTGAGTGCTTAAGCCCTTCATGATGTTGTCGTTAACATCAACAAGCCCTGACTCAACGTCTGGTCGTGCCGCTAGTGCGCGTTTGCCTGCAGTCGAAAGATAACCATTCTCAGGGTCATTCATCGCCTTACGAACAGCCTCACTGAGTTTGTTGTCAGCGTCTTTAACAGCCGCGACATCCATGTCCTCTTGAACCTTCTCCATGACAGTGAACAAGTCGGAGGTCATCTTGTTGATAGCCCCTACGCTTCGCATGTCCTGCTGATAGGCGGCATCGTCCATTTCGCCCATCTGAGGGTTTGGCCCTCGCGTTACGCCACCGCTAACATTCCCACCGAGGTAGCTGTAGTTTCTTGGCATCTGTACTGGCTGAACGCTGGTTGCCTGAAAGCGACCACCACCAGAGAGTTGTAGACTTTGCTTTGGTACGAACATTTTTTAACCTTTACTCGCTTGATACCATGATGCCGCCACTGTGCCTACACCACTCGCAAAAGTATTGAGTGCCGCCTGACCACCAGAGAGCCTTTGGTAATTGGTAATAAACTCAGGAACGTAATCTAAATCAATGTTGGCCGCCCTCTTGCCTAGACGATCTGCTGACATTCCAGCAACCGCTCCAAGCTTGCCTGGCAGAGAAGAGTTCTGGCTTGCAAAGGCTGATGACAGCATCGAGTTAGCCGCGCTTACTTTTGCTGATGTCGCGGCATTCCTGTAATTGGTTGCCTCTACTCGTCTTGCATTCGATCCAAAAACAGAGTTTATCTCAATAGTGATAGCGTCAATCTCTTTGACTAAGTCTTGGGAAGCAACAACCTCTGCCGTACTTCCTTCGCCTAGCACGACACCTCGCGCACCTTGGCTCGCTAGAGTATTTGACTTCTCCTGACCTGCCGCAAGCGTAAGCCTGCCGATGTCTCTCTCGCCCTGAAGAAGAACGCCTTGAGCCTCCTGTTCAGCCTGACGAGCATTTAACTCAGAGGTGAAGCCCTCAAACTCATACTGCATTGCAGATGACATAAAGTTTAAGGCATCCATCTTCATGCCGATGCCAGCAAGCTCTAGCTCAAACTGTTTTGCTGTCAGGTTGTGTTGCTTCTCGAGCAGTGCGCCTTGGTATGCAAGCTGATCAAATTTGAAACTAAACTCTCTTCGTTGTGAGTAGAGTGCGGCTGTTGCGTTGTAGACCTTGCTTTGGTAGTAATTGACAGCCATCTGACCAGCAAGCTGAATAGCCGCACTTACCGCCATCGCTGTTCCAGCAGACATCCCGCCACCTAAATCCCCACCATACACCACAGACCCACCAGATGTTGGAGAGTTAGGCAGTGCTTTAGCTGTATAAATTCCAGTGAATGTATTGCTCATAGTATTCAATAATAGTTTGTTAATTCACAGTTATGGCTACCCTACACTCATTTCAATGGTGAAGCCGAGGATAGATGCAGGCAGTGGTGCGCTTTGTCTGATCAGTATGGTTTGTTGCTCGTCCCATTTACCTTTGATAGGCAACTCAACAAGCCCTGTAAACTCATCAACAGCCGAGCCGTAAGTCTCTTCTTTTCGCTGTTTGTATTCTCTCAATAGCTCTGGATTAGTGCCTGGGCCAGCGGACAAGCCTTTGCTCCGATAAACATGAATCCACGCCTTTGTTGGTTTCTTTCTTCGACCAATGGCGAACGAGCCATCGTCATAATTAAAAGCCATCGGCAGTGTCTCAAGCTCTGCAGTAATCGGCAATCCTGCATGGACAACAACGCCAGGTCTATCCAGCGTGATCGATCCACCAACAACAGTCTTTTGGGGATGTTCTGCACCATCCGACATGATGTTCAGGGTTTCCCCCTCAAGATGATCTAAGCCACCAAGGTCTCTACGAGCAAACGCCCACTCTGTCTGATAGGCAGAGAATCCAGCAGGTATTGCTTTGTCGCAAAGCACAGTAGCGTTTGTAGTATTAACTACCGCAATAACCTCACAGCGATACTCTTCTTCGCCATCGTAAATTATTATCTGGTCGCCAAGATCGTTGTCTGTTCCAGTGTCAAATATAGCGGCATCGCACTGTAAGTTTACTGTAACCTCATGATCACTGATGTCGCCTGTCAGTCTGACTTGATCACCGCTAGTGGTAACTGTAGCCCTAGCATCCAAAGACAAGCCGCTATCAACAAAGAACGCATCTTCTTCGCGGGTGTAAATTCTGTCAGCCATGCGTTCAATGTAGCGAACTGTCGATCCGTTTATGGTTCTTTTCACCACAACGTAGACATGATCCTCTACGCCCTCTGCAACCGAGCAAACTGACTCGAAAGTACCGTTGTAGGTGCTGTGCTTGTGCCATGCGCCCACTTTCTGCTCTGGTACATACGTCACGCCCAATAACAAGCCTGAGTCTGACACAGCCCAAATGATTGGGTCGGGTGCTTGTGAGTATGCAAGCTGTACAATCTCTTGACCATCAAACAGATGGGTTGATCGTAAGCCTAAGTCGCCAGTAATGTACCCACCAACCTCAAAGCTGTAGCCTAACTCTCGCACCCTGCCGCCACGACTCGCGCAGTAAACGACAGAGTTGTTAACGATGACAGGCTGTACCAAGCTTGCGCCATTCACAGACTGTTGTCTTACGCTGATTGTTGCTGGAGTTATCGCGTCTGAGTTTACCGATGTCACTCTCCACTCAGCAGAACTGGTCAACAGTAATAATTGATCCATAGGAACAACGTGCAAGATCGGGTTTGCCTCTCTTGATGCAACCTGAAACTTAATCCTGTCATCGTCACGAACTGGCAGAGAATACGACATGGCCGACTCTGTTCCGCTCTTTGTCATCCATATCTTTTGAGGCTCGGTAATCGTTCCTGCGAACGTGCGCCTTTGCTCAAAGTAGCTTGCTGTTCTTGGGTAGTTGTTTGTTGATGCGAAAACTGTCTCATATTCTGGTGGAACAATTGACAGGTCAGGGCCAATGTTGTCATCGACCAAAGAGGTTGCATCAGTCTCCCCAATGTAGCCAAAGATGCCGCCCTGCTGTTTGTACACCCGATACTTTGATGCGCCTGCCTTAGCTGTCCATGAAATGGTGACAATGCCGCCTGTATCAAGAAGGTTGCCAGCGTCTGTGGCAGACGCTGACGCAACCGATTCTCTTATCTGGTCTGCATCGAAGGCTGTTACCACATACTCGTAGTCATACTTGTCGGCTGTAGTGTGTCCTGATGCTACAGCAGTAACGCCCACCACTGCAGTAAGGGGTGGATCAAAGTCAATTACCGCATACGTCCAAGCTGTCGCCCCTGTTCGCCTAAGCTCTGCAGGTGGATAGTTCTCGTGCGTGATCGTAATTACGTCAGCACTCTGAACAAAATGAAGATCGAACAAGTCTGCCTCAAGGTATGGAGACACAACCTGATATGGTGTGCCGCCACTAAGCAGTGTCGCGCCTTCAGTATGAAACCGAAAGTACAGGTCACCAACCTCAATGACTAGCGTCTGGTTGATGTTGAAGTTAAACGGTATCAGCCTTGTCGCCTTGTCAGAGTATCGCACCTCACGCACAAACTGAGTACCAGGTCGGTTCTCTGCTGGCCCTTGTGGACGCACAATAAAGTTCTCACAGGTTTTTAATCCTGTCTGATACTTAGCGTCAGAGAACTTGGCAAACAACTCTGGAGTTACTTCACCGCCTGTCAGAGATTGTTGAACATAGCTTATTGTCATCTGTCTGTTATCCACGCAGGGTAGTGATCGATTCTCTCTTTAGATTGGTTCGCGCTCAATACCTGTGCGTCAGCAGAAACCGATTGCGCCATCTGCTTCATGGATGCCGCCATGCTAGAACCCTCTCGCCCACCAATTACATCACCACAAAGAAACGATGCCATCATATAACTGATAGCCATGTCGAATGTCGGGCTGAATTTGGATGTGTCTAGTACGTCATAAACGTAATGCAGAACCGCATCCTCTTGGTTGGTGTAGATCACTCGAGTGTTGTCAGCCAAAGCCTCTATCACATAAGGTTGAGCCGCATCGTCTTGGACGTACTTACCCTCTGGATAAACGTCATAGCTTGGCTCAATCTTTGGGATTATGGCATCGTCTGTCGCGTCCAGCGCATACACATTTAAAGCCCTGATGTAGTCAGATGGAACAGTGTATGCATAAGACCAGTTTGTTGTTTCTGCAGTCACTTGGGCCAACTGTACCCGCTTCATGGAAAAGTGATATGGGAACTCTTCCAGCAAAGCCCTACGAGCAAATGGAAAGAACGTGCCACACGCTTCAGCATGCTTGCTTCCTTCTGGTGGATCAATCGAGGCAATGCTAGGGTTCTCACCCAAATGAAGCAACGCCAAGTTACATAGTTGAACTTGATTACTCATAAATAAAAATGGGCGACATAATGCCGCCCATCCTCCTTTTCACTAATTTAATTGCGAAAGCCTAGCTTGCTGGCTCTTCCTTTTTGGCTGATGACTTTACAGGTTTAACAGCCTCCAAGTTAGGGCCAGCTTTACCATTAAGCTTCTCATCATAGTCGATAATTTTACCGACCTGATGAATGTCGCCAGCATGGTAGGTAGGTTTTAACACTTTAAATTTAGCCATAAGTTAACTCCAGTTAAGCATAGAAACCAGAAGCGTAGAACTTCTTAGCGTCTTGAAGATCAAGAACGATGTCGCATGTCACAGTGCCAGCATTATAAGTGCCGACAATGGTATAGCGACAGCCAAGATACTGCTGTCCTGTACTATCTAGTTGGTTTGGTATCTTCAAGGCTAACTGCTTTCCAGCAGTAAGGCTTGCAGTAACTACCGCGCCTGTTGAATCAATGACCGTTGGTGTACTCAGGTCAGCAGAAGCACTTGTGATAATCTCAAAGTTTACCGAAGTGCCTGATGCCAAAGCAGTACCAACTGTCCATAGCATGTGCAAAGTCTCGCCAGAGCCAATGTCACGCGCTACACCTAAGTCGACTGTGTTTGAAGATACGGCAGTGGTAGTCAATGCCTGCGCTTCGCTGAGTCGTAATAAGCTATCCGTAATCATAATCTACTCCTTATGTTACGCGAGTTTCAGACACGTTCAATGCGTCAACTTTACGCAATGGCAGTCCTTGAAAACTCGTCCAGTTAGTGGGTTGACCAAACTGATTCAAGCCACTTTCGATAGCTAGAACATTGTTTGACTTTTCTAATGCAAGGTTAGCCAAGCCAGCGTGAACAGAGCGATTCATATAGAACGCACATTTGCCCATGTTTGGATTAGGTAGCTTGTAAAGAGCAGTGTTCATCAAACGAGTCAATTGAGTCGTAGATGAAGTCGCTTGTGTG